ATCTGACTTAGATACATTTGCGTCTGCGTCTGCTACTTTTTCAACTGCTTCAGCAACTGGTGCTTCTTCAGTTTCTGCTGCTGGTGCTTCGTCTGACTTGACAACATCTGCTGTCTCTGTCTCTTCTGCCTTTGCAACTTCTTCGGTAACTTCTTCAACCACGGCATCTGCCTCTGGAGCGACCACAACATCTTCAACTACATCTGTTTTTTCAACTTGTGTTTTTGATTTTGTCATAGGTTGTACCTCCTTGTTAATCTTAGAAGTATTAATGCCTTTAGCACTATCAACTAAGAATTTTATCATGTTTGTTTTTTCATCATCCGTTTTTTCAACGAATCCTATGTTCTCCATCTGCTCTCCAGTAACTGGGCTAAGTTCTGACTCGTTTTCAGATGCAATAACAATTCCATTTTCTTTATCATAAAAAACATTTTCTAACACTGTTGAGTCTGCTTTGATAACATCTACGCCATCAACCTTTTCAACTGAAACAATGTTTGCAAACTGATTTGCTGGTGAATCAACAAGACTCAATTCTACCAAATCATATTCCTTAATAATTCTAATCTGTGAGTCTGACTTCTCATCATATGCATCATCCCACTTATTCATTCTTCCGCCAATTGAAAAACCAGTCAGCGTTCCGTCAAGAACCTTTTCCCAAGTATCCTGTGCACCCTTTGAAACATATGCGGACACAAAAACACCCTTGTAGAACTTCTTTGATTCTGGATCAAAGTATTTATCTTCTTTAAAGTTTACCATCTTGCCTACTGCTAGTGGCTGATGCATTTCTCTAATGTTACCCCGAAATTTTGCAAATGCATTCATGGATGCTTCAGATGTTACAATGTCCATCTGCTTGTCAAGATTGTCAAGAGATGCAAAACCTGAAACGATACGTCTCTCTTTGTCTACCTTATTAAAAGGCATCGAAAGACGAAGATTTTCCCCATCTGAGTTCCAATGGGCCTTGGATATATTGCTCACCATTATATTATATACCACCTTTTTTTATATCTTGAATATTGAGACCTAAAGCCCTATACTCTGTAATTTTTACCCCACCCTGGAACTGCTGACCTTAAAAAAGCATTGGCTCGCTCTTCTCCCATTCCAAGCAACTGCTTAGAGATCTTGGCAGGAGACCCATCTTTATTGGCCAAATGAACGAAAAGAAGAAGCACATAATCTTCTTCATTTTCAGATGGAAAATCTGGTCTCCAGTGTGACTCTTCCTCGCCCCTAATAAAGATTACCGAGTTAGGAATATTTGAGAAACTTTGATTTTCAATAATAAGTGGCCAGTCGATAGTAGCATCAAGAACTATGTCCATGACCCACTCGCCAACCGCTGCATCCTTATGCTCTCTTAGTTCTGGAATAACATTATCTTTAATCTGATACTTGACTATCTGATTATAAATAATCTCTAGCGAGTCATCTCCAGTCTCTTGCTTTGCAATGTTTAAAAGCATATCTTGAATATCTTTTGAGAAAAATGCTATTCTATAGTCCCTAGTGCACTCTTTTACATAGTTAAGGCCAGTCTGATCGTTTATTTTTTCTAAGACGGTTTCTTTAATTTTAGAAAAAGTCTCTTCATCAAAAAAATTAGTTTTGTATATGGACTTCATTATGGAGCAGAGCGCCCTTCGCCTTTTGGATTTCTTCCAGAAACAGTAGAAGGGCTATCAGAATTATTATTTGTTCTTTCTGCATCTCTTGATCTAGTTGTTCTTGCCTCTGCTGATGCTGCTGGACTTAGATCTAGAACATTGTCTCCGCCATCTCTTTGTGGCATATCCAAAACAACTCGTGCTTCATTTGGAGTCATGATCTGGTTCTTAACATATCTTTCAAGAATCTGAGACTGTGCAATTTCATCTGTCAACGTCAATTCATTAAATACAAATTCGATAATGTCTGTTTTTTCACGAACGATCTTATTGATCATTTTTTCTAACTGCCTCTGCGCTGGTCTTGCAACCTGCTCCTTAAAGGTGCGATCCTGTGCAAGTGCTGCTGCGATAGAACCAGAATCGCCACCTCCAAGTTTAGACAGTGGCACTTGATGTGCTACTAGGATATCATCACGGTTTTGTTTACGATACTCTTTAAATGAGCCGTCCTGTATACCGTCTTCGATGGGTTCCATCTTAAATTCAACTTTATTATTTTCGCTATCACCTGGAAGTGGAATATATAGCGTTCTGTGAGATTGCCCTCTGAGACTTGTCTGCAAGAATCTAAACATCTTGTCTTCTGCATCTCCAGAAAGTTTCGCACCCTTTAATGTTACAACGTATCTTGGAACTGCTTTATTTGCAAAATAGTCAATGTTATATTGTGAAGCAAGAGAGTCCCCATGTAGTGAGTTGATTGCAGACATAATGTCTGGCACTCCGTAAAATGTATTTAGAGGTGAGTATTGCTTGAAGTGAATAATCTCATTTGGTCTAGCATCTGTTGTTAATGGGTTCTGATTCTTTGCTCCAAAGTTACGAAAATAGACGATCTTGTTTCCAATGATCTGAACATATCCGTCTCTTATTCTTCTTACTCTCATTGTTGTTGCTGGTATGTGTCCAACGTATCCTATTTCTCCACGAGTTGTTCTGCCAATTTCTAGGTAGCCATTTCCTGTTGACTGCAAGTCTGTGTAAACTTTTTCCATTGTGGCTGTAAATGAATCGTCATCATTGAGAGACTCTAGCCAGTCACGCATTTCAATCTTTGCTCTTTCAATTCTTTTACGTGCTTTTTGTGTGGCGCTGTTATCTTCCGATGCCTCAAGCCTAAGCATAGTTCTTGGAGAAACCTTGAACTCATATCCAAGTCCAACAATATTCTCAACCTTTGCATCGATTGCTGCGTGGTTTGCAAACGATGTATCGTAGTAGTTTGCTAATTCATAAAGATTCCATGGCGGTGTGATTACATCAAACATCCCATAGCCGTTTACATAGACTAACCCTGGGTTTATCTCTTTTGACTGTGCTCCATCAATACCGCTTTTTCCAGCAAGTGCTGCTGTTGTGTATTGTGTAGTTGGCTCAACCATCTTGGTTGACATTCTGCTTGTTCGTCTTTTAAAGTTTGCATCTAGACCGTCTAGGGTTTTTAGTGTTTCCCAATTTCCATTGAATGGATCTGACTTAGAAAATGTGTCATCCTTTTTTGGAGCATCGTCAATTCTTGCACCAATCTCATACTCATTATCTTGCATGATTAACCCTCATCCCCATACTTAGCAATTGTGTCCTTTGCTGCCTGGACAGCACCAAGGTCATTTAGTGAAGGGATAAGCCCAGCCTTTAGACGATCAACTTGCTCAGAATATTCTTCTTCGCTTACTCTTGTTAGCCCTGGGACAAATACGCATGTTCCATCTCCTGGGTCTCCATAATGCATAGCAGTCTTTTTTAGTTCTGCCATTCTTGAAATATCGTTTTTATCTGAAGGGATATTTAGTACAGAACCATTGCCGTCTGTAAACCATTTTCCATTTGCTTTTTTATACACATAAAGACCCCAGTCGTAATTCTTTTCAATTACCTGACGTCTGACATTCTTTACAATTGGTTGACCAGTTTTTGGGTCTATTAGTGAATCCATAACTATAAGTATACCATATTAAACTGGATCAACGACTATTTGGTTCCAGCCAATATCCGAATACCCTGTGTATTTGTAGTTTCCAAACCTTAGAACCTTGTCATCGTCCACTATAATTTTATTGGTGCCCGTATAACTCTTATAAACCTCTGATGGATTTACACCATAATAACTGGTTTCAGACAAAACAAGCACTTTATTCCAGTTAAATGATCCAGTATTCCAGAATTTCCAGTCTAAATCTGTTGAATTTAGCACCTTGACTCTAAACCAAGGTCGCTCAGATACGTTCTGAACCTCTTGAAGGTTTGTAGACTGATAGAAAGATATATTATTAAATAGAAGTGGGCCAGTCAATCTAATGGCACCCTCAAAATATGAGAAGTCTAGACTGTCTGAGAAACTAATACCCAAGAATCCCCAGTCCTGCAAAGTCACAACTGGCTCTTTTACAATTTTTCCATTCCAGTAAAACCCTATGCCATTTTGAACAAGTCCAGTCTTTGTATCAATTGCATAAATTTTTGCTCGTCGCCCACTTGGATCACATGCTACAAGATAAAACTTAATATATGAGCCTTTGCTTTCTATTTCAAAAATCTGTGTAGGAGCATATGGGAAGTAGTCTCCATCAAATCTAATTGCAAGTTGCATTGCAATAACTTTAAAGCCCTCTGCTCTGCTTGCATTAACTGGAACCATAAGGCCTCTATTTACTAGTGGATCATATGCCCCCTTTAACTGAATGCCGCTTGTCTTTGTCAAATAAAGATATGGAGAAGAAGAGTTGTAAATTGAAAATGGATTATTCTTTTTAAAGTTATAGTAAATTCCAGTTTTTGTATATGGATATATAGGGGTTCCAAATCTAGTGCCTATAGGACTTGCATCTGATTCATTTAGCGCCTGAGACGCATAAGACATATTTTTAATACTTACATTATTTATTTGAGAATTTTTTACATTGATATCTATATGAGTAACTATTGATAAATCATTAAAGTCAACACCAGAAGGTGGATAGATAATCATATTATCAACAACCTCATACTTAGTTGTCATCCAGTCAGATCCTGGGATCAAGACTCCGCTTCTTGAAGGTCTTTCAATTTTAGTAAAGTAAGCAGATGTTGCGTTTGCTCCAAGTTCAGTGTATTGAAATGTTATATACGTTTTTACAACTGATCCGTCAGTATCATATCTATAGTCTTTTGAAACCTTATTCTTTAGGTCTTCATAATCGTTGTACCCAGTAAATAGATAATTATCTAATGACTCATAAGTTCGTTGAACTGGTGCGCCATATTGGTTAGCAAGATCTCCATACGTCCAATCAATAGGGTCTGTTTCTATTGCAACTGTCTTTGTTGGTATAGGGTAGTTAATGTTAAACTGTATAAAGTCAAGGTCAAAATATTGATCTCCCCTCTTATCAAAAACAGACTCTGCAAAATATGTCAAAGGAAGATTATCTTCCCAGTAAGCATTCGCGGCGACAGCAAGAGTATAGGTATCAAACAAAATATCTGGGACAAGTGTATAACTTGCAGTATGCTCAATCAAGAAGTCTTCTTCTAAAAGAACCACTCCTCCGCCAGATATCGCTCCTGGGTATGTGTCTGTTGAACCTCCGTAAGGTGGCAAAGATGTTGTGTCTATTCCAGCATCAACATCAACTATTTCGTTATTTTGGTAAACAAAGAATAGGTCTTCGTTAAGTTTTGGAACTCCTACTTCATTAAACAAATTTTTAATTTTTTGAAAATTGTACTTTGTTGCAAAGCCAACATTATAAATCTTTCCAGTAAATGTTCCTGTATTTGTTTTATCTCCACCAACATACATTCTTAGGTCTGCAAAAGACCCAAAAAAGTCTGATGCAGGATTTCCAAAGATTTCTACAAACTTTGGAATATTAATTCCTGCCTCAAAAAATTCATTGCTATTTAAAATTTCAGAACTATACAATGTTTCTGATTGGCCGTTTGTACTTATAATATACTTTAGAGTATTATTTTCAACTTGTATCTTAAAGTAGTTTGATGTGTTTTCTTTTTCAATTTTAAAGAGTATTTGTGGTGTTGAAACGTTAGCCTTTAATTGAAAGCATCCGTAAAATGCAGAAATTGGAGTTTTTAAAAGATCAAAGTTTTCAAAAAACAAATACCCAGAAACGCTATTCCACGAGTCATTGGGTTTAAGTGAAAAATATTCTCTTTCATCATAAAAAAAGTTATTTGTGTTTTCTGTAGCGTTTGCAACTTTATTGTCTTCAAACAGTTCTGAACTTGTTTTAGAAGAAAGAACTAGTTCTGGAAGTGGGTGAGAGATTACAGAAAGAGACCTATTAGATGTTGATATATTGTCGCTAAAACCCTGACTCCAGGATCCTGTTTTTGGATAAGAATAGTTTGCCGTATAGTCAGCAAATGAGTAGTCTATTGAAACAGATGTTCCGCTATATGAGGTGTTAATGTTCTCTGGAACTTCAACTCCTTGTCCGAACACGTACCTTCTTTTTGCAACCTGATTAGCAACCAAATAAGGATAAATACCAACACAGTCTATATCTACTGGAGATACATCATTATAAGCATAAAAACCAATCCAATCTTGATCTTTATTATTCCCGTCTAATTTTGATGGAAGATCTGCTAACTCTTGTGAGTATGGTACAGATATTACCTCGTCTCCATTTATCAAAATAGAAGCGGTATCCTTTCCTACCTTTAGGTGAACAAGCATGGGCCTGGTCCATTCGCCAACGTAGTTTGTCTTATACTCATTTCCAATTTTTAAACCAATTGCAGGCCCATCAACATAAATTCCATCTGAAGAACCAATTGGACCAATAATTCTTTTTACATCGTTCGTGTACGAGTTTACCCTTAGCCATGTTTCTAGAGTATACTGCTTGTACTGTCCAGAAGAATTTAGCATTCCAGATCCAGGAACGATTAGAGACGGCAGCCCGTTATTCTCATATAAAGTTGTATGACCAGTAGTTCCATAAACTAAAGGTATTCCAGAATTTTTTGCCTTTAGCATTTTATCAGAAGAAAGATAATACCCATTCAGTTCTTGTAGTCCATAGCACTTTGCAACAACTCCACTCTGTGGTGCAATAGAAATATTTGACGGAATACTGACAGTGCTTACTCCAAGAGAGGTGGAAGAAAACTCTTCTGACCACTGACCAAGAGTTATCCCATTTATCCTAAATGCATGCTCAACTTCTTCATCTCCAACAAAGTTAATTTTAAAAACAATCCTAATGCCTGAATCGTCAACTGGTATATCAAATGTTTCTGATATAAATATCCAATTATTATTTACAACTGTATCGAAATTCTTTACATGACGTACTTCAGTTTCACTAGTTTTATCCGTGTATTGATACCCTATTGAAAAACCAGTAATGTAAGAACTTTCTGAATAAAAATATCCTCCAACAGAAAAAGTGCCCAGGTATTCATTTAGATCTTTTATATTAATAATCTCTGGGCTTATGGCAGTTATAGAGGCAGTTTTTGTAGGAATCTGGTTTGCAGTAATCTTTCCCACATAACTATTGGCAAATGGTTCTCCTATGGAATCAGTATACCCTGATGCAGTACCACCAAAAATTCTCCAAGCAGACAGGTCTCTTTGCTGTTCTGATATTAGAGAAATGTAATCGGCATTATCATCAAGAGCCCACAAACCTATTGGGTGTTCTGCAAACACCTTTTCTGCGTATAGGTTTGATGGAGTAGACATTATAGGTCTATTTTACCACAGAAGACTACTTGTTTATTTTAATTTCACAGTAGTCTGTTGTGCAGTATGCCTCACCCTGAGCCTCAAGATTATC